GGAATATAGAGATAAGGAAGATAGAGATTAGTGACGGAGTTTCTTGACTATGGATTAGATACTATTGATTTCAAAACCAACTTACCAAAACCGGTAATAAAAGAATACGATGGTATCAAAGTTGTTCGTGATGACTTGCTTGACGGTGGGACTAAACGAAGAGCATTCACGGTTTATGTAAAATCAAAGCCAGAGATAGATGAGTTTGTCTATGCCTCACCGAGACAAGGATATGCTCAATTGTCTCTGGCTTATGCTTGTAAGGACTTGGGTAAAAAGTGTACCGTGACAATACCACAAGGTGAACGGTATTGGTTGTCGGATGCGGCTGAAGAGTTGGGTGCCAATATAATAGAAGTTCCTATGGGATACCTAACCAACATACAGGCAAAGGCTAAAAAATACTGTTTTGATAATGGAGCACATCTGATTCCATTCGGTGGAGACCATCCGATAATCATTGAGGCTATGCGACAAACTGCCCTAAGTCTTGATGTGAATCCCAAAGAAATTTGGACGGTGATGAGTAGTGGTGTTTTGAGTCGTGGACTACAGGCGGCTTGGCCTGATGCTAAGGTTTATGGTGTTAGGATAGGACACAACACGACAAGACGAGAACAAGGTAGGGCTGAAACCTATAAATCAGAGTATCAGTTTCATCAAGAATGCAAGGAGCCAGAAAGACCACCGTTTCAGAGTTCACTAACCTATGATTCAAAGGCTTGGACATTCATACAAAAACATGCCACTAAGGGTGCATTGTTTTGGAATGTGGGTAAATGAACGATTTCTTTGAATTCAACAACGATAAACCCACGATTTGTTTTACAAGAATAAGGTCATCAGAAAGATATACCAAACCACTACAATCTATTGCAGACAGTATGTTTCATGTGTGTAATTCATTCATGCATAACAATCCACAATACAGTTACAAGTTTTTTGGTCTGTCCTTTTCGAGTGCTTGGCCTACCAAAATATTCCAAGATGTAGCGGACTCAGATTATGTGGTGATTCCATCGGAGGCTGAGTTCATGTTTCATATTCCTGATAGGGTTATGAGCATCGTTAAAAAACGAAGTGATGAATTATTAAATGGTATCCGAGAAGTTATAGATGGCAAGACAATTATAATTTTACAATCCGATAGAGCCGATAGTGTGGAGTTATATAGGGACTATGTTTTTCCTGATAATGATGTTAAAATACACTCCATAGACGAGTGTGATTTTAAGGGTGGATTACACAGTTTGAAATATCATTTTATTAAACAGAAGTTTCATGTGGGTGCTAAAATACATGACTTTGGATATTGGGGTACATCAAAAAAGAAGAAGGTCGGTGGTGATTTAAGTGGTGATGTTCGACACGAGGTCTTGAAGGATTTACACAAGTCTGATTTGGATACATTGTTCATCGGTAATTTTGATGGATTCAAAAGGGATGTGAAGTTCACGAGAAAACTTGAGAACATCGTGCCACACTTGATGAACTGTAAGACCACTCTGTGTTTTAACTGGCCTGGCTACGATGAGTATTTAACATCAAGATACAACGAAGCAGTTGCGTGTGATATAATACCATTGGTGTGGAAGAACTACGATGTGAACAATCAGTTGGTCGAGAGTGAATGGCAGAGGTGTGAATCATTTGAAGATGTACAAAGAAAGTGCTTGGAATTAAGGGATGAAAGTGTTAGATTAGAAAGATTAAATAGAATCAAAGAGAAGTACAAAGAATCCACAGAGGACATTAGGTACTATGAACAAGAATTTGAAAAGAAGCTAAAGGGAATTATAGATGATTGAAACACTTTATATACCAACAATGGGTAGAACAGACATACAGATAACTTATGACAATCTACCTTACAAGTATCAAAAGATGGTTAAGTTTGTCATACCGAAAAAGGAATTTAAGTTGATGACCAAGAAGTATGGTGATGACCAACTATTGGTGACTCCTAGCAAAATAAAAGGTATAGCAGCCACTCGTGAATTCATATGTAGGCATGCTGGTAAAATAAGGTTTTCAATGATAGATGATGATGTTATTTTTTACAGAAGAAATCAAAAGTATTACTCGGACTTGGGAAGAAAATCAAACATGGATAAATCCAAAAGACAAATGACAGAGCAAGATTTTGATGAGATGTTTGAGTTATTTAATAAGTGGATGGATGAGGGTTACATTCACATTGGACACAGAAGAGCCAATCTTCCACCGTGTAAGAAATCACATGATGATATTTGTTTTTTCAACTCCATTCATCACATAGATGGAAAGAAGTTAAGCATCATGATAGATAATATAGATTGGACTTTTTGTGAGGTCGGTGAGGATGCTAACTTCATGTTTGAATATCTGTCAAGGGGATTTATAAATAGAAAGAGCTGTGAGTTTTCTGCACATTGGGATTCATTCCAAGAGGGTGGTTGTGCCATGTATAGGGATTCTGAGTTTCACAATAAAGAACACCGCAAGTTACAAAAAAGGTGGGGTGATTATTTGGTATTGGTTAGGAAAGAAATGGTGGGACAAGGAACACACGGTCATAATATAGGCACCATAACAGAATTCACTTATAGACCAAAAATAATGAGAAAACTGTGGTTACAAGAACATGGGTTGAAAACCGATGAGTTGGTCAACAGACCAAAAAAAGTATTTGATAAACGATTAGGAGAAAAAATAAAATGAAAGAACTAACACCTGAACAACTACAAGATAATTGGAATAAGTTGATACAACTTATCAAGGACACATTTCCAGAAGATTATCCTGATGATAGAAGAGGGAAACTTCTTAAAATGTATCATCACTTTGAAGAAAGAATGATGTTTGCACCCGCAAGTGGTAAGGAGCATTTTCACAACTGCCACGCTGGTGGTTATGTGGAACATGTCATGCATGTTACCACGTCTGCCCTACAGATAAAAGAACTGTGGGAGAAGAATGGTGCAAATATTGACTTTACAGATGAAGAGTTGGTATTTGCTGCCCTACACCATGACTTAGGTAAGGTCGGTGATTTAGCCGAGAATTACTACACACCAAATGATTCAGATTGGCATAGGAAGAATCAAGGATTGGTGTACAAGCATAATGGTAATCTACAATATATGAGTGTAACTGATAGAGCCTTATTCCTATTACAACACTTTGGTGTGTCAATGACAGAAAAAGAGTACATTGGTTTGATGTTGACAGATGGATTATATGAAGAAGCTAACAAGAGTTATTATATTGGATACAGTCCTGATAGGGCATTAAAAACCAATATTGCGTATATACTTCATCAGGCAGACATGATGGCAACACACATTGAGTTTGACCAATGGAAACGTGGAGACCATATTAAAAAGGTGGTCAAACAAGAGGAAGTAAAACAGAAAACACAACAATCAGATGCCGCTAACAAAGCATTTAAAGATTTGTTTGGGGAATAAATGTATTTAGAATACTTCGACAAGTTTAAAGGTCAAGAACCCTATTTTCACATTGATGAAACGGAATGGTCTTATATCAAAGACACATTCGATAAAGAGGATGTAAAAGAGAGTATGGCAAAGGTTGCTATGACCTATCCACCACCCTACATGGAAATATCCGAAAAAGAATGTAGAAAGGACTTCATTGATTTGAAAAAGACTTGGGTTCATGATTTGTTAAAGGAAGGGGAGTGGTTTGCCAGGGCTGAAGATGGATATGATTATCCTTTGGCTTATCAAGGTTCACAATGGTACATAAAACGAGTCAACAACGGAAACAAATCATCAAATTATTTTCAACAAGAAAACCGTTGGTCTGTGGATGGTACAATATCACCTGGTCCTCTACGAACTTGGAATACTGAAAAATTCATGATAAGTCTGATGGGAGCGGCCTACACTTTAAAGTTTGATAAGATAGACAAGTCAACACTCAGAACTATGTTGGGATTGAGAAAATACATATGTAGTCAGTTCAAACCTAACGCAGCAAAGGCTCTGTATGATTATTTCAACGTCAAGAACGTGTTGGACTTTAGTGCAGGTTGGGGTGATAGGTTGGCTGGATTTTATGCCAGTATGAACACCGAGTTATATGTAGGAATAGACCCGAGAAAAGAAAACCACCATATCTATGAGCAACAAGCCAAATATTACGATAGTCATTTAACATTCTTTGAGAATGAAAAGAAAGTAAAGTTTCATTGTGATGCGGCTGAAGACTTTGATTTTAGTCAGTATGAGGACACCTTTGATATAGTATTCACATCACCACCTTATTTCAATGTGGAAAGATATAGTTATGATGATACTCAGAGTTGGGTGAGGTACAAAAACATCGATGCTTGGAACACTCGGTTTTTACAAAGGGCTTTGGACAACCTATGGCCAACCATAAAAAGTGGTGGTAAATTATGTGTGAATATATCAGATGTTAATGCACAGAACGGTAGTAGTAAAAAAGAATGGGTTCAGATATGTGATCCGATGAATGAATTTTTAGACGAATACAGAGACTCCGAGTACATAGGTTGTATTGGAATGGAGATGGCATCAAGACCAAACTCAATCGGTGCTGGAACTGCTGTAGAAACTGGCCAATCCAACAGAAAGCCAGAAATGATAAGAGAGGCAAATGGAAGATTTTGTGAACCAATTTGGATATGGGAGAAAAAATGAGTAACAGAAAAGGCACCTATTTTGAGATAGATAGGTTAGCAAACAGAGTTAGAAAACTTGAAAAAGAGATGAAGGTCATCAAAGAGTTTATGTCTAAATGGGGACCTGAAACTCAAAAACGTAGGGATGAACGAGACGCCGTGTGGGACGAGATGGTCAGAGTTGTCAGTATACAAAACAAAAACAAATACTAACTAATATTTAATTATGAGGACAATTATGTTCTTATCTTTAGTTAGGAGAAAATAAAATGAAAACGCTAAGGTTATTCTCACTAATGGTTATGAGCTCGTTATTAGCTCACGACTCTGGAGGAGAGACACGGCAACCACAACAAAAAAAAGAGTTCCACCTTTCTTACTATGATATACGACAAGACATTTTAGAAAAAAAACCATCAGGTGAAATAATTGTCGAGTTCGAGATAAATGAAGAGGGTAAGGTAGAGAATCCAGTTATAAGGGACGCATTTGACGTAAGATTGAGTGACACAATAATAGACAAAGTATTGATGTTAGACTTTAAACCAGCACTACAAAATGGAAGACCAATTAGAGTTCGTTATAAGTTACCAATTTTATTCAAATAAAATAATCAAGTGGGAGTTTTTTGCTCCCACTTGTATTTTCTTCAATGGAATATATAATGGTTAATAATATGAGACATATTTATATACATGACACCAATACACCCGATTGTGGAATTGGTTATATTATTATTAAAATTGCTATTTGTAGTCTTTTTAGCAAAAATATGGTGGGATAACACATGAATCAAGCAGACAGAAAAGAGTTTGAAATAATACATCTAAAGATAGATGATTTACGGAATGATGTGGTGCAGATGAGAAAAGAGATGAAAGACGCCCATGATAAAACAGAGGAAACATTTGAATGGTTACGAAAAGATATATTCAACCCAAAAGAGGGTTTATGGGCTGAGACAACAGAAAA